ATTGGACAGGCCGGTGGTTGTCAGGGTCGTGCCGTTGAAGGTTAGGTTTGCCGAGTCAGCCTCAAGACCTGCAGTCGAGCTGATCACTATCCGGCCAGAGGTCAGGCTGGTGTTGGTGATGGACGAGCTGGAAACGCCCGTCAGGCCCGTCAGGGACGTCACCCACTGCGGGGCAGACCCGGTGGACGTCATGACCCGGTTCGCGGCTCCAATGGCCAAGAAGGTGGTCGTGTCCAAAGCGGACTGGTAGGGGACCGATCCCGCAAGGCCGCCAGCAAGGTTGGTGGCCGTCAAAACGGCGATGCTTGAAGGCGCAACCCACTGAGGAATAGACCCGGTTGACGTCAGGATGTAGTTGACCACGCCAATACCAAGCTTGGCCAGCGTGTTGGAGGCCGAGGAGTAGAGGATGTCACCTTGGGTATAGGTAGACTGCGCCGTGCCGCCGTAGATTGCTCCAAGGGCATTGGTGAGGTTCAGCGTGGTCAGCGTGGTAGTGCTGGTCCCGCTGTTGAAAACCATTGCGGCATTACCAGCCAATGCGCCTGCGTTGTTGTACTGGATCTGCGTGGTTGAGCCGCCGATCGTGCCAGCACCCTTAGTGGCAATGACTTGAACAACGCCGGTGTTGTCCTCGTAATACAGCTTGCCGTCAGTGATGTTGATTGCCAATTCACCTTGCGCAAGATTTGCCGCCAGAGGTACGGCAGATGCAGTCGTCGAGTGGTAAAGTTGAATTGGTGTGAAGTTTGTTGCAGCCATTTTTATTTCCTTAGAAAGTCCCGCCTGAGACGCCCGACCATACTGGTGCGCTTGCTCCTGCCGATGTTAATACCTGCCCTGCTGTTCCTGCCGCAGTAAATGCAAATGCAGTTCCAGTGCCATATGCAGAGCCGCCAGCAGTTGCGGTAGCCGTGGAGTTCGTTCCGCCGTTGGCTATCGCCAAGGTGCCTGCAACGGTGACGATCCCGGTGCTTGCCGTGGATGGAGTCAGGCCCGTCGTACCAAAAGAGATTGAGCTGACGCCTGCCCCGCTGACAATTGAACCCCATGCGCCGTTTGCATAACCTTCAAACGTAGCCGTTGTGGTGTTGTACCGCAGATTGCCGTCAACTGACGACCCGCGCTGACCTGTAGTGCCAACAGGCAGAATCATGCCGCCCGTGCCGGGGACGACAGGGTTGTTTGAAATTGACAGCGTGGGGTTGCCGCTTATCCCGGTGCCGTTGGCCACGTCTATTTGGTTTGCGGTGCCCGTAATCGTGGCAGACGTTATTGCTCCGCCGGTTGAAAGCACCACAAGGCCGTTGAAACTGGCGTTGGCAAAATTCAACACCTGACCGCTCAAAGAGACGGTGGGGTCACCAGAAACCCCGCTTCCGTCAGCGATGGACAAGCCAGCCCCGGAAACAGCAATAGAACGACTTGTAAGGGCCGTAGAAGACGTTTTTACTTGGAACCCAGTGCTGGAGTTCACCAACGACAAAAGAGCGCCTGTGGTCGTTATATTGAGTACGCCCTGCGCACCGCCGTCGGTCAACGTCAGCCCATTGGTTGCGCCAACGTAGCGGCTGTTGGCCAACTGGGGCGTCTGGCTGACGGTCAGGTAGGTGTAGGGCTGCGACGGGGAGGCGGAGATCGCAGCGGCGGTCGTCTGCACCGTCACGCCATTTTGGACGATCGGGACCGCCTCGGTGCCCGTAATGGCCCCGGCTGATGGCAATTGGAGGATGGTGACTTGTGCGGACATTATGTGCTCGTGTTGTCTGGCGGGTTTGGTGCAATAGTGTCCCTGTTCCCGGTAGATGTTGGAGTCTGGGTATTACCCTCAGTCGAGATCTGGAACACGCTGGTCTCGCCGCCCGTGACCAGATAGTTGTCGCCAGCATTGAGCGGGAGGTCGGGGCGCGGAAACCGAATTGTTATCCTTTCGGTTTTTCGGGCAGGCAGGCGGTAGGGGTCAAGCTGATCAGCACAGCCCTCGTTGCATACCCTGAGACCCGGGAAGTTGGGGTCGTTGCGCATCACGGCATGCGGGCGCTTCATCTTGCAGCGGTCGCACACCGCAATTGCAATGTCAGAGTATCCGAGGGTGTCCAGAAAGATGGCCATCGGTCACCTTGTGTAAACGCTGATGTTGGGCGCAAAGTAGATTGGCGACTTGTCGCGTTCTTCTTCCTCGGCAATACCAAGGTATTTTTCGGCCTGACCCTCAAGGTACTGCACGCGGGCCATGTCCACGCCGGGCAGCTCAAGGCTCATCCGGTGAGCCAGCATCATTACCACGGCCTCGTACCAGCGCTGTGGGACCTCCAGCTCGCCGTACAGGTCGCCCACGTCCATGATCTGGCGCGAGTACCAGATGGTCATCTGATAGAAGGCATTCTGCGGTGTTGGCCAAAGCACAATCTCACTCTGGGGAATGGTCCGGTTGAACCAAAACTGGAACGGCTGGTTGGCCGTGAAGTTCTTGTTGGGCAGGTTGGTGTAGTCGTCCCGGTTCAGGCGCGACATGGTGATCTCGGTGCTGTTGTTGCCAAAATACAACTCTCGCAGGCTCAGGGTGGTCCCGCTGTAGGCCCGGATGCGGTAGTAAGGGACGGTTTGTCCGTTGGCAATGTCGGTCCAGACCCACTCATTGTCCACCACCGTGATAGCCCCAAGATCGGCCAAGGTTGCCCAAGTTACGTTGTCAAGCGAGTATTCAAGGATGAATGATTTGGTGCCGCTGGAGGCAGGCAGAAAGCCAATGGAGCCGATAAAAATGGGGTTGGACGGGCCAAAATCAACAGCGATGTTGCCGTTGGCCGAGGTCTGGGTGCAGACTGTGTCCACGTCGCCGTCATAGACGTTTCCAACCGTTCCACCAGCAGAGGACGTGTAAGAGCCGTCAGGGCGGTTCATGTAGCGGTACAGGGCGTTCAGCACGTCATTGCCGCCAAGGGGCAACAGGTAGGTTGCCTTGTCGGGCGTAAAGCCGTAGACCTTCTTGCTGATGGCCCAATACTGGATGCCGATGTTTATCAGGTTGGACAGCAGGAAAAATAGCGACTCGCGGGCGCTCAGGACCTGCTCGGAGGTCAGCTCTTCGGCCAGCTTGCCACAGCGACGAGCACCGTGGTCAATCAGCGTCTGGACCGTTACAACGGTGGTGCCTACCGAACCTGAATAAGCCATGTCAGCACTTCCATCTGTTTAAAGCCGCCGCCTTGCGTGTTGGCCTGCCTTTTTCGTCTTTCATTGGCCCCGGCATCCCGCTCATCCGGGCACAAAACGAGTCCTTGCGTGCGCCGCCTTGGGGCTGCGGTGCCTTCAGGTTGCTGCCCGTTGCTGCATTGTATTTGGCTCTACCCTTGGCCGTCAGCCCAGCGCCCTTGCTGACCGGCAATTTCTCGCCACGGCCGATTGCAAGGCTTGGCCCGCCCTCTTTCATTCTGGCTGTTTTGGCTGACTCTTTGAAAGCCTTAGCCGTTGGAGCACCTTCGCTACCAACTCGGCGCATTTTTTCGCCAGAGCCTTCAGAAATTCTTTCACGCTTTGCATTGATGTTGTCATAGAGTCCGCCCCCTTTAAACTTCTTGCCTTCGTCAGCCTTGGCAAAATCTTTGCCAACTTTCGTTGGAATGCCCACTTTTTTGGCGAACGCAGGATTGTGCGCAACCGCCTCCATCAACCTATGTTGAGCAGGTGATTTGCTTGGCATGATTAGTCAGGGTTCTTAATGTAGATGCCTTCAAACTCAGCAGACACATTGGAAGTTCCTGCTGAAGCAATTGCCCTAATTTCAATGTCTGTCTTTTCAGAAAAAGCAAGCGGTGTGTGCAGATCAACCACGAAGTCTCCGTTGCCGGGGGTACGCGCTGAACTTTGTATTCTAAACACACCACCCAATGGGCGTTGAATCAATTGAAAGTTGGTTGATGCGTTTGCGGTTGAGTTTGCAGATGTAAAGAAAGTTCCCATTAAATACAAGGTATAATCTGCGGGTACAGTCCAAAATGCCATTTGCGTTTGGTTTGCACCAATAGCAATCATGCCGTATACAGTTGCTGGTACGCCCGAAGTAACAGTGCCAGTGCCAGCGTAGATAGTTCCTACGGCAGTTGCACCAGAACCAGCGGTGGTTACATACATACGAGAAATACGCAAATAACTGTTGCCAGTGTTGACTGCTGTTTGCCCATCTAAAAGGACAGACTCGCTAATTTCGTTGTAATTTGCATCAAGACCAAAAATAGCAATTGATCTTGCGCCAGTGCCAGCCGACGCGTCATCCGCGCTGGAACTAGAAATTTTCATAACAGTTGCGGAGGCAGGATACACATATGTTCCACCTTGCGCCCAAACTGTTTCAATAGATGTACCGACATCGCCATTGATGCCAAACTTAAATAAGGCTTTGTGACCATCAACTTGCCCACGGGCTACTTGCAGTTCAAATGGCTCAT